TTAGTTCTGACCCCAATATCCAGCAGCAATTCGGAACGCCTGAGGCTTATGCGCAATGGCATTACCAGAACTACGGCCAGAACGAGGGGCGGCAAGTCTCGACCACTGGCGGGCAGGATGCAGTCACTGGAGCACAGGCTCAGCAGACTGCCATTTCGCAATTTGAGCAAAGCCCTATGTTTCAAGCTTTGGCTGCGCAAGGCGAAAATGCTATTTTGCAAAACGCCAGCGCTACTGGTGGCTTGCGTGGCGGCAATACGCAGGGGGCTTTGGCGCAGTTCCGGCCTGCATTGCTCAACCAGCAAATTCAGCAGCAATTTTCCAATTTGAGCGGGCTTACGTCTATCGGGCAGAATGCAGCGGCAGGCGTGGGCAACGCAGGTATGACCGCCGCTAGCAACATCAGCAACGCTTACACGCAGGCGGGGCAAGCGCAGGCTGGCAGCGCTTTGGCGACTGGTAACGCCATTAACAATGCCCTTGGCAGCATTACCGGATATGCAACATCTACGGCTGGTCAGGCTGCACTAGGGAAGTTGTTCTAATGGCAGACCCTAACAACTACATGATCGCCAGCCCCCAAGCGGCTTTTGAGCGCTCCTATTTGTTCGGGCAGCAGATTGCCGCGCAACAGCAGGCGCAGCGCGAGGCGCAGCTAAAGCAGCAACAGGCATTGCAAGCGCAGCAGGCTATGCGAATGGTTTACGACAATCCAACGCCTGAAAATATCTCGCGCTTCTATATGGCCTATCCGGCCTATAAGGAGCAGTTTGAAGCGGCGCGCAAGCCACTAGATGAAGCGGCCGCGGCTGATGATCTAGACTTTACTGCGCGGACGTTATCGCTCTTGTCGAATGGCAAGAATGATGATGCGATTTCCCTGATGGATCAACGCGCTACATCGTTCGGCAATACGCGGGGTATGGAAAAGCAGGCGGAAGCAGCCAAGGCTATCGTGCAGACAGCCAAGACAGATCCCAAGGCGGCGCGGCAACTGTTTGCTTTGAAACTAGCTGCGGCCAATCCTAAGCTTTATGAGACGGTGTTTGGCGGCGCGGGCATGACTAGCTTCCAAAAAGATTTGGCGGCGGCTGGCATTGATCCTGAAGGCCCAGAGGGTAAGGCCAAGGCTGCGGAATATGTGGCGCTGAAAACCGACCCGATTGTCGAGATGGATACGCCGGATGGTGGGCGCTTTGTTGGTCGCCAGTCTGACTATTACACCCGTTATGGTGGTGGGCAGCAAGGCGCTACAGCTACTCCTAAGCCACTTCCCCGCATCGGTGAGGTGCGCAATGGCTATGTGTTCACCGGAGGCGACCCAGCCAATAAGGACAATTGGGCGAAGGCTGATAAAATGCAAAACACCCCCGCTCCGCAAGTCGGCGATAATGGGATGCCTACGGAACTGACCCGCGCACAATATGACGCTGTTGTGCAGGCTAAAGGCAAGGCTCAAACTGATGCGTGGATGCAGCGGAATAACATCAAAGTGATTGGCGGTTAATATGGCACAGAACCCTTGGGAAGAATACGGCGCACCGACCCAAGCCGCAAAGCCCTCGCAGGGAGTGGTTATCCGCGATCCCATGAAAGCTGCGGCAGAAGAGCGCGCAGGCGTATCGCAGGATATCAGCCTTTCCAGCGAAGCGCGGCAAGGGCGCTCTGAGCAGTTTGATAACGCAAAAAACCTGCGTGATGAATTTCGCAAGTCTGAAGAGGCCAAGAATTATGAAGTGGTTATGCGCCAGTTCAATTCTGCGCTTGGCGCTAAGCCTACGCCTACGGGCGATCAGGCGCTAATCACCGCCTATGCCAAAATGCTTGATCCCGGCTCTGTTGTTCGTGAGCAAGAATTTAACACTGTTGCTGCGGGTGATAGCCGCCTTGGGTCGCTGGTGGCAAAGGCCCAAAAGGAATTTGGCGTTGATGAAGCTGGCCTAATCCGGCCCGAAGTTCGCAACCGCGTTTTGCAGGAAATGAAAAATCTATCCGATAGTTACCGCCAGTCATATGATCGGGTGCGCGGCGATTATGAGGGTATGGCTCAAAGCTATGGGGTTGATCCCAAGCTAGTTGTTGGCTCGCGCGTGGATTCCCCATATGTCGCCAATATCGAAAAGACATGGAAAACCTTGTTCCCGCAAGGTGCCGATGCGCAGCAAATGCAAATCTCTGGCGGTGAGCGCTATTCCACCGACACGGATAAAGCCATTGCTGCGGCGGTAAGTGATGTGTTCGCGAAGGGCGGTACTGTCGAAGACCTTACTCGCGCAGCGCAAGAGGCTGGCGGGATGGTGGGGCCTGATGATGTTGCCAAGTTCAAAGCCGCTGTAGATGCGCGCGCCAAGGGGCGACAGGTAAACTTCGTGCCTTCGCAGACCGGCGTCCGCAATCCTATATCGCAGGCTGTCGGCCAAGCGCTTATGACGCCTGTGGGGACTGCCGTAACTGGCGCTGTAAACGCCGCTGGCCTTGGCGCGCTGTCATTGGCTGCTGGCGATCAGGTTAAGGGCCTAGAGGCGCTTAATCCCAACGCTGGTGCAATTGGCGAGGTGATCGGCGGTGGCATTGGCGCGGCTGGCGTTGGCAAAGCTGGCGCGGCTGTTGCTGGCAAGATTGCTCCTAGCCTTATGGGTGGCGGCATTGCTGGCACTGTAGGGCGCGAGGTTGCGCAGGACGTTGCAGCCGGTGGATTAACCGCCATTAACACCGGCAATAACCTAACGGAAAGCGTTTTGACAAGCGCTCTAGGCTCGGTAGGTGGGCAGGCTTTGGGCGCTGGCGCTAGGAAGCTGCTGCCTACCGCCAAGAATATGCTTGGCATGGATGTGCCGCCTAGCGGTGGCATTCCACCTTCTGGTGGGCCTGACATGCCATCGGGCGGTGGTTCTGGCGGAGTAACCCCCAGCGGCGGCGCTCCTGATCTTGGCGCGGTTGATGACACATTTATTCCTACCCGCACTCGCTTTAACGATGGCGGCGCATCGGGAACGAATATTGAGACCATCCGCGCAACGCGGGCGGCTGAGTTGCCTGTGCCTGTGGAATTGGCTAAGTTCCAGCGGACGCGCCTTTTCGCAGATCAGCAGAAAGCCCGCGAACTTGCCAAGAATAACGAGGTAGGTGGGCCTATCCGTGAACGCCTTGCGCAGCAGCAAGAGGCTTTCCGGCAGAACTTTGACCGGTTTATCGATAGCACTGGCTCAGAAATTGAGGGCGACTTGCTTGGCAAGGGCGCTGTAGTTGATGAAGCTTTGCGAAAGCTGGCTAACGTCCAGAAAACCCGCACCCGCATCCTTTACAAGCGCGCCGAAAAGGCCGGTGAAACGTCTGAGCCTGTGCCCTATGGCAATGTGAAAGCGTTTATTGAGGATCAGGACGTAACCACCCGCGAAAAGCTGGCACCCGTCCTTGACGCGGTGGCAAACCAGCTTCGCAAGAATGATCCTGATGGCACCGGCCAAATCCCCATCAATGCGATGGAGAATATCCGCAAGCTGATTAACAAGGTGGCCAAGCCCGGAACGCCTGATGAAACTTTTGGGCGCGATCTAAAGGGCCTGATTGATAGTGCCACGGAAGGCAAGGGCGGCGACCTTTACCAGCAAGCTCGCGCTGCCCGCATGAAGTATGCCGACACGTTCGAGAATACAGCTCTGGTCAAAAGCCTGATCGGCACAAAGCCCGGCACCGTTGACCGCGCTGTGGCTTTGGAAAAGGTAGCTGAAAAGGCGATCTATTCCCCTGCAACATCGCTTGCGGACATTAAGGCGCTTAAGGGCGTTTTGGATCAGGCCAGCACTCGCGGCCAACGCGCTTGGCAGGAATTGCAGGGCGCGACTATTGAGAACATCCGCGACAAGGCCCTTACTCGCCAAAGCGATGAAAGCGGGAAACTTGTGGTTTCGCCCGCTGGTCTGCAAAAAGCAATTGAGCAGTTGGATAAGTCTGGCAAGCTGGATTATGTTTTCGACTTTAATACCGCCAAGCTATTGCGCACCATGAGCGAGGTAGTCAATGATGCTGCAACGGCTCCGGTTGGTTCTGTCAATTCATCTGGCACTAGCGCTGCCCTTGGCAATATGTTTGATTTGATTGGTGGCGCGGCAACAGGCGGCAAGTCTATTGTCTTGAAAGAAGTATTCAAATTTGCAAAAAACCGCGAATTGCGGAAAGAAGTTAAGCGGCTTTTGGATTAAGGAAACGACATGACCACCCTCCCCGCCCCCGCTCCGTTTCCCTACTTCACCGATGCCAGCGGCACTGCGCTTGATGGCGGCAAGATCTACATCGGCACGGCTGGTCTTGACCCACGCACAAACCCGATTGCAGTCTATCAGGACGCTGCCAATACGATTGCATGGGCGCAGCCTTTGCGGACTGTTTCAGGCTATCCGGCATATCAAGGCGCGGCGTCTAACTTCTATCCGGCTGCTGGCGTATATTCTATCATCGTGGAAGACAGCCGAGGTGCGGTATTGCTCCGTGATTTGAATGGCACCAATCTGGTGGACGCATCAAGCGTTTCTGTAAATGATGGCGTATCGGGTGCGAACTTCACGACTGTGCAGGGGTTTATTGACGACATCCAATCGGATGGCGGAGCGTCCCTGATCGGCGTAGATGACAGCGCATCTGGGGTGAACTTCACGACTGTGCAGGGTTTTGCCGACTATCAAATGGCGCAAAACCCTTTGATTGTAGAAGAGGCCGTGACTGAAGCTACGGCGGCAAGCGCCGCCAGTGCATCGGCTGCGGCGAGTAGCGCCAGCGCTGCCGCCATTGCCGCTGCCTTCCAGCGCGTTCTCCCTACCACACCAAGCGCCCTGCCCTACGAGGTCAAGACCATCACCCTCGGCACTGCTGGCACGGGCGCAGCCGTCTCGGGCGAATTTGCTCTCACTGTCGCGGGCGGGCCGATTGGGCATACGGCATTTGTGACGATTGCGGGGGGCACTCAAACCGGCGTTCGTATCGGCAATCGCGGTATCTCGACCAGCGCCACGGCCCCGACCTATACGCTCCCCACGATCACCGGCCTAACCGGCGCAACGGCTCCCACGGCCACCACTGGCACCATTGGCGTGAACGATGTTTTTAGCGCCCCCACGGCGGACGGGCTTAGCGTTGGCGCTTGGGGCAACAATGCTGGGGCGCTGGCGACTGCTCCGTTTGGCGTGGCACAGCAAACTAAAGTTTCAACGAAAACATTCACAGCCGCCTCTGCTGATAGCGGTTTCATTGGAATGCTGGAAACTGACGGTGCATCTCGCATCCTTAAGGCGTGGGATAAAACTGGCGCGGCGCTGATGAAAGTTGCAGCGGGTTCACAGATTGCGCGTGGAGCGCTTCAAGGTGGTGCGCTTCCTGACGGATACAGTTATGTCCAATCGTCACCCGATAGCGGCTTTATCGGTGAAAGATTGGTGGACGCCAATGGCACCATACTTTGGGGCATCACAAAGGCAGGCTACCTTCTTACCCGTCTTGATCCGCGCAGCACTGGCGCAGGCACCTTTGACCCTGCAACGCTGAAAGGCGTCCTATACCCGACCGACACGATTAGCGGCTGGGGTGATAGCTACATGAGTTCAGCCCTGACGGATGCCGTGGCATACGAGCTTGGGCAGACTGCAATAAATTTTGGGCGCGGCGGTCAGACTTCGACAGAAATTGCCGCACGGCAAGGGGCAATGCCATGTGGCATCACGCTGGTGGGCAATAGCATCCCTGCCTCAACGTCACCTGTCGTAGTGACCGCGATTGATTTTGATGTTTGCTCGAACGCTGGAGTTTTTTCCGGCCTCAATGTCACCATTGCAGGCGTGGTTGGAGTCCTAAGCGCTGTTGCATCGTCGGGTAGTCCTACCATCATTGCGGGGGTGTCTGGCGGTTCGCGTGGGCAAACAGCGGGGTATTCGTTCACGCCTACTGTCGCCCCGCCTAGCCCGGTGGCGGTTAGCGCAGGCACGGCACTTGTCTTTACAGACGCCGTGGCCCACGTTGCGGATGAAGTCATCGTATCAATGGGCCGCAACAACATTGGCCAAGTTCAGAAGATCGTAGACGATCAGACGGCTTTGATCTCCAATCTCTCGACCACCTTTAAGCGCGCTTGGTTCATATCGGTTTGCAATGGCACCAATGACGGCAACGGTCAGTCAAACGGCACCTATGCCACGTTTATAGCTATCGAAAAGGCCATGGAGCGCCGCCTCGGCTATAGGTTCATCAACCTACGCCGCTGGCTGATCGACAATTATCAGGCCATTACCGGAAATCTTGCGACCTACACCGCATCAATCACCGGAAATGTGATGACGGTTACAGCCCCTGCAAAAAGCAGTGTCGTGGCGGGTTCTGGCCTTTTTCAAGTAGGGCAAACGCTTTGGATTGGCGGCTCTAGCACAGGGCGCACAATCACGGCCCTTGGCACCGGAACGGGTGGAATAGGAACATACACGGTAAGCAGCGGGAGTAACGTCTCAAGCACCACAATCATCGGTGCGCTCGCCTCTGGTGCGCAGGACGTGACCGATGCCGCCGCCGATACCGTCCCTGCCATTCTGCGCACTCAAGCAGGTTCAACCGATGCCGTCCATGTCTCGGTAGCTGTGTTTGCGCTCATGGGCGCTGAAGCTGCCCGCATTATTAAATCTAGGAGATAAAGCCATGCCTTTTCGTTTGCAAACTAGCGAAGTCGCCACCGATCAAAACTTTTACAAGGATGTTGATGTATGGGGTGCAAGTCCTGGCACTTTCGCGCTGTTTGATCCGACCACATCACTCGGTGCTATGGCGGCGGTTCCTGCCAATGGTGCCGTTGTGCCCAATGCGCTTCGCAACCAAGCCCTTGCTATCGTCAATGCCGCGCAAGGCCTGTCTCTGGTTGAGCCATCGCTGATGGACTTTACGTTCAATTTTCTGCGCGATAGCGGTTCGGCGTTAAGCCTATCTCTGACGACGAAGGGCGGTCTTGCTATCCTGCCAAGTCAAGCCAATCAGACCACGAACAACAATTATGCATATCTTGATTTTTCGGCGGCGTTGCGTGATTTTATATTCGCCAAGGGTGAGCAGGGCATTCGCATTGCTCTGCATATGGCAGTTATTCGGCCGGCTGTGTCGGCCAGTGGTGGACCGCTAGACCCTCTTAGTTATTTTCTAAGCACTAGCAGCCCTTCCAGCAATATGCTGGAATCATTTTGGGGCGGTGTCCCATCCCCCGGCATCTCGGCTGGCGCGAGCAATTTTTCAAACACCGCAGGATATAACCCATCAACTCTTGCTATTACCACGCCCCGTATTGTCGATTTGGCGACTACCGGTTGGCAAGGCGCAAAGCCGGGTTCTGGCGGGGCTTGTTATCATGGATTTGCAGGAACAGGGCATCGCATCGGCCTCGGCCCCGTCACGACCAACAAGGGCATGGGGATTGTTCTATATCGCGCCAAGGCGGAATATCTGCCCGCCTGCAAGCGATACCTCGGCGTGGGCGGAACATCTGCGCAAGAATATGCGGCAGCATATGCCGCTGATGTGGCCCAGCTTGCGGTAGATTTTACTGTTGGCGGCAAGTTTTACGGGGACACACTAACTGTCGATCCGGCATCGTTTGCGTGATGGCCCCCGATCTTTCCGCCGCAATCCGCGAGGTCGAGCAAGGCCACGCCCAGCGCATCGCCAAGCCGGGCTGATGGCTGGTGTGGCGCGATGATTCCGGCGTTCATTTCGAGAAGTTTAACAACAAGGACTAAGCCATGAAAACCAAGATTGAAAAGATCCTAGCCCTTCGCCAGCGCCAGCACACGCTCATTCAAAAGCTTGCCGAGGTTGACGCCAAGATCTGCGAAGCCCTTTGCGAGGTCATCACCGAACACGGCCCCGCCGCTGGGCTGGATGATGAATTTGTAACCGCCAGCGTTCGCCCCAAGTCGTAAGGGCGCGTGATGGAAACTGTGGTCGTGTTTTCGGGATTGGTAGGCCTTATGGCAGCGTCTTGGTTTCGTGGCGGTGATCGGGTGTCGCTATCCATTTTGGCGGTCAATTTCGTCACCACGGCCACTATTGCCATCTATGTTGATGAGCAGCCAGATCAAGACACCAGCGTCATCATGGCAGACCTTGCCACCATTTATGCCTTGCGCTTCATTTGCCCTAACCCCCGTTCCTATGCTATTGGGTTAATTGGGCTTTTCGTAATTATGCTTACCACCGCCCGCATGGGAACCGGCATTATGGGGAACTATGCGATGGCAGTGACAGCCAACATTGCGTTTGCGGCCCAAGTCCTCGTTGGGGGTGGGTTTGCTGATGACCTTGGCCGCTGGTTTGATCGTTGGGTTTTCCGCCTCTGGCCTCGCTTTGCTGGCGCTCTGCGACTTGTGGCAGGATCGTAGCACATGGCTGGGCAGAATGAAATCATCGGCATTGGCGTGGATCAAGCGCAGGCTCTGATGGGTGCATCGGTGGGCGCTGGGCTTAGGCTCTATCTGCGCCCCGCTGGCAAGGTCATCACCAATGCGGCGGCGGTGTGCCTGTCAATTGCGGCTGGCGGGATTTTCTGGCGCGAGGTGCAAAGCTTGATCGGCGTCAACGCGGGCGCGGCTGGCGCGATTGCTGCCTTGCTGGCGCTGGCTGTATCGGGCGGAGTTTTGCGCGCTGTGGAGCGGTTTGACTTTGCGTCCTTGTTGAAAAGGAAAGAGCCATGAGCATTAGCTTGTCTGCCAAGTCACTTTACCGCCTAGAAAGCGCGCATCCAGACCTTGCTAAGGTGATCATGCGGGCAGCGGCAATCTCGGATCTGGACTTTTATGTCCTAGAGGTTTTGCGGACTGTAGAGCGCCAAAAGGAATTGGTGGCTAAGGGTGCCAGCAAAACAATGAAGTCGCGCCATTTGGCGGGCAAGGATGGCAAGAGCCGCGCTGTTGATCTGGCCCCCATGATCGGGAGCCAAGTGTCTTGGGATTGGCCGCTTTATCACAAGCTAGCCAAGGTGGTGAAGCAAGCCGCCGCTGATGTGGGTGTGCCGATTGAGTGGGGCGGCGATTGGAAACAGTTTAAGGACGGGCCGCATTGGCAGCTTCCTTGGGGGGCTTACCCATGAACTGGCGATCTGCATTCGTGACTGACACAACCCGCGTTTTGCTATCGGCGGCGATCTTGGTCTATTTCGGCTGGGCGCTGATCTGGCATTACAATACAGGCCTAGAGGAAGCGCTCAAGAACGTGCTGCTAATCGTGGTGGGCTTCTGGCTTGGCGGATCGAAGCGCATGGCAGACAGCGCGCAGCCTAAGGATGACAAGGAATGAGCGAAGTCATTTCCCTAGCCGCCTACAAGGAAGAGCGCGAGCCTCATTGGGCAGGCGATTGCATTTGCATTGGTTGCGGGCATGAATGGGTGGGTGTCGGGCCTGTCGGTGTCGTGGGTGGCTTAGAATGCCCGTCCTGCACTTTGCCCAAGGGCCACATAAAGCATCTGTTTGGCCCTGAGGAAGGGGACGCAGTTTTTACGTGCCAAACTTGCGGCAGCATTGCGATGGTCAACTACAAGCGGCGCGGGTGGCTTTACACCCGATGCATGGGCTGCGGAACTGATCACACCGATGATATATATGGAGGCTGATCTATGATCCCCCTATCTCTCCTAGGACGCCTCTGGAGCCTCCTGTCGCGACTAGGCTCACTGGCGGGGCGATATCCCCTGCATTGCGCTCTGGTGGCGTCTCTGGGGCTTTGCTGGCTATCGTGGCAGCGTGGCGACCGATACCGCGATAAGCTGGCGAGCACGATCCACGCATACCAGACCGCGCAACGGGAAGCGCAGGCCCTCGCCATCGCAGACCGCGCCAAATGGGATGCCTCACAAAAGGAGAAAGCCAATGCTGGCGATCAAAACCACAAAACCATTCTTGCAGACCCTCGCTCTAGCCTTGCTGCTTATATCGATGCTGGCAGGGTGCGGCCCAAGCATCAAAGTGCAACCAGTCAAGCCCCTACCGCCGCCCAAGATCCAAGTCCCGCAGTTCCTGCAATCACCCCCGCCGATACCGTCTTGGCGGAAGTCAGCGACCTAAAGATTTGTGATGCAAACTACGCCTATGCGAAGGCTGCGCATGAATGGGCGTTGGTGTTGGGGAAATGAAAAAGGGGATGGCGGTAAACCATCCCCTTTCGGAAAAGAATCAAGCCGACTAGACCTGATCCCCTCAGTGCAACTGCAAATTAGCTCAATCTCAGCGCAAGGTCAATGCTTAGCCTCCAGCGCCTGAAAATATTTTATCCGACACGCTAGGGCCACGTGAATTTAATTCATTTACAATAGTTTTTGCCACATTAGTCCCCGCCTGATTAATATGGCTGAGGCATTGCTTAAGAGCCTCTGTAGGTATCTCGCGCAAAAAGTCATGGAGAGGACTGTATGCAGCAAGATATTCAAAAACACCCCGATACGCATTGGCAGCGTTAAGCGCAGCCTGCGAATACTGCATTGCTTCAAGGGGGCTTTTAGCAGCTTCTGCCTTTGCAATAAGTGCAAGGACGCTATCCGGTTGCTTAATCATTGGGTTCTAACTCCAAATGTGTGAGGTGATTTGCCTACCTCAACCCCTGCGCAGGGTCAAGGCTTTGGTGGGTCTAACGTGTAAATCACATCGTTAATAAAGGCTATGCCAGCGATCTTAGTTGGCCATGCCTTGCCATTAACATCAACATACGTCTCCGGTTTGAGATACCTAACCATCATATCCGTCAGCTTGGCCAGTTCGGCTTTTTCTGCGTCCAAAATTTCCATGAGCATTTCTTGCGTCTTCACGGCACAGGTTTCACTGATAAGACGGGCCTCGCGTCCCTCGGCCAGCTTGGCGGTGAGGGCGTCACGTTCAAGTCCCCATTGGATTGCTTTGTTGGCCATATCCTCGCAAAGGGCGTCTGTTGCTTTTCTCTCCCCCTCCACTTCGGCCAGCTTTTGCAGGGTGGCGGCGTTCACCTCACCGAGAAACGCCATCATCCCGCGATTTGTGCGATACCGCACGCCGTTAGCCCCAGCGGCTTTGGCGATAATCACCCACTTCTGGTGTTCTGTTCGCACTTCGCCCACCGGCTCCCCAGCGCTCTGGTGGTCGGTGAGGGCTGTGCGGGTGTTCCATGCGGCGATGGCTTCGGCATGAGACGGCTTTTCGGGGCCGCATAGATTGCATGGGCACCAGACACGCCAACGATTACAGTTAACCGAAACCCGCAAATTGTCAGGCCGCCAGCACCAAGGGTTAGGGCAAGGCTTCAACTCACTCGGCATATCAGTCATGGCGTAACATCCTTCCCGCAAGTTTTGCAGATCCATTGTTTCCCGACCTCAGTAACGCCGTGATCCTTCCAAAAAACGTGGCAAGATATGTAGTGTAAAACGAAAATCAGCTTCTCAGTCATGGGTCGGCTCCTGTTGGGTGGGGCGATAGGCGATGATGTCGGCGGCCGGAGCGTGCTGGCAGTGATGCCAAGAGTAATCCGCCGCTACGTCCCCTCGGCACAAATGCCAGCGCTCAAAACCTCGTATGATTACCTCTGGCTCGCTATCCAGCGGAACAGGACACGGCCCTCCATCATGCGGCACAAAACCCTCTGGCAGCGCGGTCATAGATGTGCCTCTCGAATGATAGCGGACAACCTTGCTGCCAATGGGTCTGCCCCAGTCGCGTTAGGATCAAGGCCAAGCATATCGGCGGCGCTTGTGCCCAACGCCGCTGCAACAGCCCACACGGCACGAACAGTGGGGTTCCGTGCGCGTCCTTGCTCAAGTTCCCAAATATGGCTCTTGGTCATGCCGGATGCTGTGGCTACATCCTGTAGCGAAAGTTTGGCTTGCTTGCGGTAGCGCTTCATCTTGGCCGCGAATTGCGCCATGTCAGGCTCTGGCAGCGCGGTCATTGGCTTGGCTCCTGCTTGGCGAGAGTTTTATACGCGCGGTTTCCCTCAAACTGGTCTGTTGGCGGCACAGAATAAAACTCCAACCCCTCCCGCGCCTCGTCCAGCCTCGCCTTGGTGGCGGCAAGTTCGGCGCGCAATGATATATTTTCGTTAGCAGTCTCTTTTGAGGTCATAGCGGGCATTCCGTTATTAAATGCGCGAATGATTTGGTTTAGGGCATCAACCTCATCGCGGTTGTCGCCTATAGCCTTAGCCACCTCTGGATGCTCAAAAGCATATTTGCATTTATGTGTGCAGCCGCATCCATCATCACCACATGATCCACAGACTTCGCAATATGGGCTTGGCGCACTATCGACCAACTCTTGCTGCAACGCATCCACCTCGGCGCGCAGGGTTTCGATGGCGGTGGCGGCTTCTCCGGAAATGCGCGAAACGTGCTGCTGCGTCCCTATTGGATGATGCGCGTCCTGCCAAAGTTCTTTTACCAGCCCATCATAATCAATCATCACTCAGTCCTTTCGTGATCTGTGCGGGGTCGAGGGAGCGGATAAGTGTGGACGCAAAAGGCTCCCCGTCCGGATGAATGCAGCCATGTACAAGCCTTGCAGCCGCCTCAATCGCAGCCCTAACCGCTTGCTCTTGTGAGGCGATGCGGTGGCGGGCGAAAGCCTGAACCCAGTCGTGGTTATCCCAAGCACCTTCACGCACATCGGCGGGGAACCAGGGATGAAGCCAACTCTCAGAACCTCCCCAACTAACTTGGGCTTTCGTCAACCATTCCGCCAGAAGCGCCGCCGCCTCCCGATCCGCCGCCGTCACTTTCACCTGATCTGTCATTGCTTTGGCTCCTGTAGGGGTAGGGCGCGGATGGCTTCCTTTGCGGCCAGAAAATTTGCGATGGAGAGGTCATTAGCGCCAGTTTCTTTGCGCATATCTTCCACCCATTGCTGCAACTTATCCGCCGCCCTCTCCCGCATATCCGCCGCCCGCTCGTAGCCATAGGCTCGGAGGGCGGTGAGGATGGCTTGGCGTCGAGCGTTGCCTAGCACTTTTGCGCCAGCATCAAGGCCAGGCGCACCAGCAGCCCGCAAGATAGCCTCTGCGTGTTGTTCTTCGGTCATTGGTCGCCTTTCAGGGTTGCGCGCAGCTGATCTGGCAGCCATTCATCCGTCAGACCAACCCCTCCTTTCCGCAGGCCTTCAACACGCGGTGGCCATGTTTCACTAGTGGTGTAAGTGACGCCATATTCAGAATGCCAGTCAATGCCGGTGATGTAGTGCGGTGGCTCGCCCCGCCAATCCATGCCAGCGGTTTCTGGTATGACTTCAACCATGTCGCCGATCTGGAACGTCTCCGGCGCGTTCACCCGCTCTTGCAGTTCGAGCGCGGTGAGGATGGTGTCCTGCGCATCGTAAACGAACTTCGCCAGTTCAAAGCACTTGGCAGGCGTGGAGCCAGTTTCAAATTCGGCCAACAACTCGCGCAGGGTTTTGGATAGGTCGGTCATTGGGGGTTCTCCATGAGATAGGTGCGGACGGCGAGGCCGAGGGGTGTGAGTTTTCCGCAGTTTCCGGCAATATGCTCAACCAGACCTCGGCTTGTCAGGAATTGATGCCCTTGCGCGTTCCAAGAGCAGCACCACTCTGGTCGCTTCTCCTGAATGTCTCGCTTGGCAGCCGAACTCAGCCCCTTAGCGATCCGCGCTATTTCCTCTGGGGTGGTCATGGGGTGGGTTCTTTCATGAAGTTGTTCCGCCAGCGATCTGCAAAGAACACTTCGAGGTCATGCTTGGCGTTTGGGTTTGTGGCGACAATGCCATCCTGCGCGCAGACCTCAGAAGCCTTATTGATCATCAGGCTAACGACTTCGCCGCAGCTTTCTTCATATCGGCACGCCTCAATGAATGCCTTGCGCTCGTCACCTTGATACTTCTCGATAAGCTTGAGGTAGAGGCTTCCAGCGCCATCGCTCAAGCCGTCAAGCGTATTGCGCATGAGTGGGCTATAGTTCCCCATCCTCACTCTCCCCCGTTTTGGGGTGGGGAGGCAGGAGCGCCGATGCGGGCAAGATATTCGGCTCCAAGTGTTGACCAATCAAAGTCGTCCTTAAATGCCCCGCAAACGTGGTCGTGCTTTGTGAAAGGCTGTCCGGGCGGCGGCAAAAGAGTGCTCCATTCGATCCCCATTGACCGCAGAACCTGCTCACCACTCACTGGTGGGGCAGATGCACATTCGCCGATATACCCCTCACTGCTAGCCCAATGGTCGCACCCCGCGCAGCAGCGCCCATGCTTCCAATAAAACTGGTCGCACATCTCTTGGTATTTCACTCGGAAGGCCTCTTCTTGACGCGCCTTCATGCCTTCCAATGACAGCAGCCGCCGCCGCTCGATTTCATCGGCAGCAAGTTTTGTGAACGTCCTCACAGCCCTTCCCCCTCTGGTGCGGCGGGGGGAACGATCGGCATCCATGCTGTAGGTTGAAGGCTGGGGCTTTCGTCCTCATTGATTTCCCAGCAAGCGCCGCCAGACCAGCAAGGTGGATGCTCGCCGTCAATTTCAGCAGTCCATTGGTCGCAGGCGGTATCAAGATCGGACATACTGCCATCTGCAATAAGCCGCGCCACAAACGTCATTCCGCCAACCTTGACGCGAACCTGCGTATCATAAGGCGCGCTATCAATCGGCAACCACCCCTGCCCCATCCTCTCCCCAATAGCCGCCGCCAGTTCGGACAGCATCGGCTTGTCACCCACGCCGGTCACGGTGCGAATGTCGGCCAAAACTGTGCAGAGGTAGGTGTCAGCCAAGTCGGGGCGGGTGTATTCCACGCTGCCCACAAAAGGCTCGGTCGACCATTTGCGGATGGTGCCAATATCGGAAAATGCTACGTGCATGGTATTCGGTTCCGTCATAACCTATCCTTCATTCTAGCAGCGCGCATCCGTAGGCGGTTCTGCACCTTGCGCTTGATCTTGCGGCCCTCGCTGATAAGCTTAACCGCCTTGCCAAGTTCGGCCAAGTCGGTGTTATCCATCAAATCAACGTGACTTGTGTGCGCAGAGTATGCGACACATGAGGGCTTGTCAACTGGCATCTTTTGCCTCCACATATTTGGCCTTGGCTTTGGCTTGCGCCTCCAACCTAGCCAAAATCTCCTGCAAGCGCGGGGAAGTATCGCACTCCCCCCGCAGCACCCTAACGCGCCAAGTGTGGCTTTCTGAAAACGTGGCGGCGTATTCCATGCGGGCTTGTTGGATCATGCGGCACCATCAAGGCGGGCTAGGATTGCGAAGCATCGGCTGCGAATGGAAATATCGCTGTCATGGGAGTTAATCGCGCGCAGCAATGCCACCATGGCGGGAACCTCCGCGATTGCGCGGGCGTTGGTTTCAGTCTCTTCTTCGCTACGGTATTTTGTCGGCCAAAGCATCCGGCAAACCGGCAAAAGGTCGTTATCCTTGTCCAATACTGGGCAATCGACTTGCGCCCGATAAGAGTTGACAATCCAAGGCCCAACCGTGCCGCCCCATTCGATCTTGTGTGTCATCCTCAAATCTCCCCAGCCGTGCTTGCGATAAGTTCATCCATTGCGGCGGTCTTTGCCTTCTTCCCCGCTCTGCGCAGCTTGTCAGTCTCAGCCTTCCTTGCACGGCGGGCGGCATCGGCGGCCTTGATGGCGGATAGTTCGGCGCTGGTGGCGGCGAGGTCTTGTTCCGCCTCTTTCCAGTTCAAGAAAGTAGCGTTGGCCTTAACTTGCCAACCTTCCGCCAACTCCCGCGCCTCGGCCAATTCAGCCCGCAGCTTCTTGTTTCCAAATCCGAACATATCAATCTTCCTTCTTCTGCTGGTTAACTTTTACCTCTGCCCAAGTCTGGCCTGCTGCATTACGCAAGGGCCAGGACGTAGGCGGGCTAACGCGGTGCGGGGTGTTGGTGCAATGTTGGGCGGGGTTCATGATACCACCTCGCCAGCTTCTGGCCCTTCCACTTTGGGCAATGGCCGGTTGGTGGCAGAGCATAGCGCTTGCAGCGTAGCCTTGTGAGCGCACCAAAATTCCAAAGCGCGGCTATCCATGCGCTCAATCTGGCGGTCTTCAAAACCCCACCAGCGAACAATATGGTGGGCCTGACAGCCGATAACCATTTCCTGATCGGCAATCGTTACAGGCCAACGCAGGCCAATAATATTAAGCGGGGAGACCCACGCATCGCCGGAGACATGCGCATCGCCGTAGACCCGCGCATTGCCGGAGACATGCGCATCGCCGTAGACCCGCGCATTGCCGGAGACCCACGCATTGCCGTAGACCCGCGCATTGCCGGAGACCTGCGCATCGCCGGAGACGCGCATGCCGTAGACCCGCGCATTGCCGGAGACCCACGCATCGCCGGAGACATGCGCATCGCCGTAGACCCGCGCATTGCCGTAGACCCGCGCATTGCCGTAGACCCGCGCATTGCCGGAGACCCACGCATTGCCGGAGACCCACGCATTGCCGTAGACCTGCAAATTCTTTTCGCTCTCAATCCACCCTCCCAAAGTTCCGATGGTGATCCCAAGCGCTGCAATATCAGCAACGGCGCGGATGCGGTGCAGCGTAATACCAAACCAGTTCTTGGTTTCGCCAGTAGCTTCGTATTTCTCATTCTTAAATGCAGGTTCAGTCACATCACAATCCACTTCAACAAAGCCAGCGACCACCACGGGGATGACACGGCAAAAACAGTAAGCGCCAGATTACCGGCGAATTGGCGGGTCATAAGAAGCCCTCATAATCCGTATCATCACAATCATCAGCCATCCGGCTAACAGCCCTGCCAATCAAGCTGCCTACGATAATCGAAACGGCAAGCCAGCCACAAAATGCGGCAATAATTGCTAGAATGGCCATCAAACCAACTCCCTAATCCAGCCAGCCAGATCGGCGCGGCGTTGCTGTTCAATCTCGCGGGCCTTGTCGTATGCCGACTTGGCGCGCTGCAATTCGCAATGCGCTTGCCAGTAAGCCTCATGCGCATCATCTGGCTGGTGCGGTTCGGTGAATGTGTGGTGAAAGGCCATTACAGGTCATCCCTTTCGCGCGCCAGATCATAGCGGTAATCCGCCTCCTGATCGAATTGATCCTGCCAGTCATCATCAACCTTGCCCTTGGCGGCGCTCAGTGCAGCGGCTTCCTCGGCATCGGTCAATTCAATTTCCACCCCGTCACGCTCTGCGCTGTCGATGGTCAGATCCATGCCTTCGTCCTTCCAATGGCGCTCGGCAGTGTAGTAGATAACCGCGTCAAAGCAGTCATCCCCGCGCTCGATCTCCATTTCAAAGTGTGATTGGATTTGGGTCATGTTATTGTCCTTTCTGTTGGCAAAAGCGGAGAGTGCATGCCCTCAGGACAGTTTGCCTACAATTCCGCGCTTTCTGGCTTCTGCTAAAATCTTGTCGCCAAGTTTTGCAGCGCTCAATTTTACGCAACCTTTGCTAGGGCCACTTTTCACCCGCTGAGAGTCAATCCATCCCCATGTGTCAATCAAGTCAGTATCTGCCATTTTGGCGGGAAAAGTGTTCGGGTTAATCATTGCCCTAAAACTCCAAACCTAGCGGCGCCGGTGCGTTGCTGATGCGTCACTTATGGGCTGTAGCGTTTAACGTGTCAACACAAAATCGCGTAGCAAGCGACATATTTTTATCTTGACCAATCTAGTCAAGCGCTACATACATTGCGCATGACTGAAACCCAACAACTAATCGCCCGCATTCATGCTTTAGCAAAAAAGCTGAACCGCGCCCCATCAACCCTATCGGCCAAAGTGCTAGGCGGCGGCAAAGTCCTGTCAGACCTAGAGCGCGGCAAAACAATCACGCTGGCCAAGTATGAGCGGGCGCAAGCTGCTTTGAGTGAAATGGAGAAGGCTTGTGGTTGAGTATAATCAAACTGACATCCGCGCTCGCCTACTGCAATCTGTGGGCGGAGATTACAAGCGCTTTGAAAGCTGGTTTAACCAGCGCACTTTCCTCCCCGAACGTTTGGCCACTGGCGCGCTTGATGGTTGGGCGGCGGACTTTGCCGAGACTGCGAAAAACCTTGCAGCCGTTGGCGCTACCGCCGATCAGGTGGATCAATGGATCGCTGGTGCCGTGAAGCGCTGGGCAGCTTTTCAGTCTGCCGGATCGCGCACCCTGAATTGGATGATTACCGGCCCCGCCCGCTTCCCTGTCACCCGCAATCAAAAGCGGATGGATGTGGAGCACAAGCGGCTCGATGAACTGATGGATTACGCGAAGGGCTGGCAGGAATGGCTTAGCCGCCAGACGCGCCGCGCCGAACGGGCTGCGCTTGCCGAGGTGTCGGCGGTGACGGAGCATCAGGAGCGCGAGGTCGGCGGCATTCGTGTGGTGCATAATACCACCCTTGATCGCATCCAATTGTTCTTTGACGGGAAGCCGGACGCTGAAACCATCGCGGCCTTGAAGGGCGCTGCGTTCCGCTGGTCTCCGCGTGAAGGCGCATGGCAACGGCAATTGACTGCCAATGGCCTGCGGGCGGCAGATCGCATCTTGGCATGGCTCAGCACGGAGGAAGCCTAAATGCACTGGCTCCACGAACTATCACGCACCCATAGCGGCCAAGCGCTGCTAACGGCGGTGGAGGATGTGCTTTACCGCCGATGCGAGAGCCAAGCCCGCAGGCCTCCCCGTAGTGCAGAACACTGGACGCGGAGAGCGCGCAATCTTATCGGAAACGCTGGGCATTCGCACCGGCTTAGGACGGAACAACCATGACAGACACAACAATTCTAGCAGTCGGCGCAATCACCTTAGCGGCGATGGAAATAACCGGCCAAGCCCGCAGCGATATTATGGGCCAGTCCCGCAAGCCTGCGTTGGTGAGAATACGGCAAGCGATTATCTTGGTGGCAAAAGAGAACAATCCGCCAAGCTTGTCATATCCGACAATCGGCTATCTGCTGGGTGGCAGGGATCATTCCACCATCATTCATTCATATCACGAGGCCAAGCGCAAGCTGGCCCATGATCCTAGCTTTGCTGGCCTGGTGGCCAATATCGAAAAGCGCGCTCGTGAGATAGGGCCTAATTATATCTTTGATTGTGGCAAGGCTCCAGAGCGGCTAAATCAGCCAATCAAGGTTGAACTGCTACCGCCCAAGCCACATCCGGCAATAAAAACGCCAGAGCCATCCAAGCAGCCCCTGCCCTTTCCATCGGATCGGCTTATCAACGTGGACGTCATCACAGGCGGCGAGAAGTGCTATGTCAACGGCATGGGCAACTTCATGCTAGATAAGGATGGCGTAGCAATGAACGAAAAGATGGATCACAATGCAGTTGTCATTGCGGTGTGGAAGCTGGGTTGCGCGATTATTGAGGCGCGGAAGGTGGGGTAATGAAATATGGGCGGCTAGGGATTACCTTAGCCGCCCATATTTCATTGGTATTCATCAGCAACGGCTAGAGACGTGTGCGACCATTCCACGCCATGCCTTGCCCCATCCATCAGAAGCAATTCAATCAGGGCGGCGAACTGGCTTTTGGAAAGCAGACTAGAGCGCTGCCCTACTGGAAACATACCAGCGCCTTCAATGGCTGGCAGAAACCGCATTTCAACGCCTAGCGCGTTCATGTAGCGTAGTTTCATATCCTCGGCTGAGAAGGACGCGTAATCCCGCACTTGCCGCCTTAGATCGGATATGAGAGGCCATAGCATCCTGTTTTGAGCATCGGAGCGGGTTTCCTCTGCGATCTTAACAACCCAATCATTGGGCGCGCTGTCAATCAAGCGCTTGGCATATTCGCGCTGGCTAGGGCCTCTTAGGTAGACAGTGCGCTTGTTATGGTCATTCATTGCGCAAAGCCCTTATTTCTTGAGCCTTAGGGCTGGCCTTGCAGAATGCGTCAATCAGGTCGATTGCATCCGCGCCAGTATGATCGGCAAAGGCCTTCCAGAATGTGGTTTCCCCTTGGCGATGCTGGCGGGAATGACATTCATGGCAAAGGCTCACTGTTCGCCAGTCATCAGGCTTTTGCCCCATGCCAGCGCCAGAACCGAGGCGGACGTGCGCCACCTCGATCCCTGCGGTTGATCCGCAAACGCTGCAAGCGTGTGAGCGGACAAAATTGCAATGCGCAGCGCTACGCCACCGGCTTTCGCGCTTAGGCTTCTTTGCCAGGCGCGGGGGAAGCATTAAATCGCCCCCACAAGACCAGACCACAACTCAATAAGTTCGGTTTGATTTGGCCTTTCGCTACAAAAGCCAGCTTCATGAATAGGGTCAACTAGATCATAAATCCAACCACTATTGCCAAATGGGCGCTTACCGCTAAACTCTTCTTCTTCAATCAAAACTGTTGATAGCAATTCTTTGAGGTAATCACGGACTGTCGCGGCGTCCGCATCATTTTCTGGAAGCTGAATGTCCAGAATTTTAAGAGCTGTTTCGTTATTCATCACAAAACTCCCATGCTAGAAATGAACGGGAAATCATCAACATCATCGGCATCAGGAAAAGCGCTCTTTGCTTGCTGCCCCCAATCGGAACCGCCACCTTGCTGGCGCGGCTGGCCACCCTCTGCGCGCCCACCCTGCAATGCAACGTCATTGGCGCGAATGTTGAGCTGGGGCTTTCCGTCAAATTCGCCAAGCGAAAATTCGCCCGATACAGTCACGGCAGATCCTTTGGTGAGGTATTGCTCCAAGGCTTCCCCGCGCTTACCCCACAGGCTTACCCGCCACCAATTGGTGATCTTTTCACGCCCATTGCGGGCATCCACGGCCACAGAAAAGCTGGTGACGCTATCTTGTCCAGCTTGGCGGGTTTCGGCATCGCGGCCAAGCTTTCCGGTAATGACAATCTGTTGCATTAGAATTTCTTTCCATTAACGGCCTTGCGGGCCTCATTACTATGATCGTAACGGCTCGCATTGTAAGCCATTTTTTCTTCAAATGCGCCTTGCAAGTCATAACCAAATGCAGCGGCATAATCAAAAATACGGATAAGAGCATCGACAAGCTCAACCTCTGCCATGCGGCGATGTGGCAACTTGTCATCCATTAAGTTTTTTCGCTCACCTTCCATAGCTTCGGAAATTTCCGAATGAATAAGGCAAAGCAATTCGCCCTTGTTTCGGTCAATAAGTTCTCCAGTTTCAATATCCCGCCACCACTTCATGTTCGCCTCGTGGCACTGATTGGCTAATTGATTAAGCATTACCGAGCCTCCTTATTTTCAGTAAATGTAACGCCGGGGACAGGTGGGCGGGTGCCTCGCGCATCCTGATCGGCAAGGTTCTGGATAAGAGCCGCAAACGCTTCTGGATTGCGCGCAATGTAATGCAGGAGCGCTGCCTTGCGATCCGTTACCTCGGCTGTCCAGTAAGTCCTAAGCCCCGTGGGAGCGCGTTCGATCTTGCTTGCGGCCTTGGATTGCTTCTCAGCCTGTTTAAGGGCTTCCTCAGCCGCAAACTTGGCTTCGAGGTCATCGGCTGCGCGCAAGGCGTCCTGTGCCGCCTTAGCCTTCGCAGCGGCTTCCTCTCGGGCAATGCGGGCGGCTTCCTCAACTGCGCGCTGTTTAGCCGTGCGATAGGGCGTCAACACTTCCTTGCAGGCTGCTGCGCCTCGATCCGCCTTATCCATGATCGGCTTCCATTTGGCTTGCACCGCTTTGGATGCATCATCAAATGGCTTTTTCTCGTCTGCGCGCAATTTGTCGCTGTCACCCTTAGCCTTGCGGAAGTCATCAAGGATTGCGTCGATAGCCGCCTCTTGTTCATCGGTGATAACTTCTCCCCCTGCCAGCGTATTGGAAAGGGTGGTGAATAGGTCGTCGACGTGAAGGCTAAATGTCACATCGGCGGGGGGATTGTTATGCCCAAGGGTGACAGTTTCTGTCATGCTGCACCCCCAAACTCTGGAATTTCATCGCCCAACACATCGCCAAAGCCATTGGCCTTTTGCGCGGTCTCTTCCTTCGCCATTTTGGCCAGCTTCTTTTCCAGCGCTTCCACGGCCTTACCATAGCCATCAGCGCTCAATTCGCGCAAATTGCGGATGCCGTAATGCTTGCACATGGCGTTAGTGTCAGAATCGGTGGCTTCCACGAGTTGCACTAGCTTAGCCCATTGTGCATCGGGCATAGCGGCAGGCTCTTGCTTGGTGGCCCCTTGCTTTGCTGGTGGCGCGCTAGCGGCTGCGTTGCCATCGTCATCCTCTGGCGCAAGGCCAGCAAGGCTTTCAAGGCCAATCCGCTTGGCGTAGGTTACTGCCGATTTGAAGCCCTGCATATTATTGCGATCCACGATTAGCGGGACATCGCAATGGATTTCCGTTCCCGATGGGCCATGAACGACAACAGTGCGCCAATCCATACCAGCCTCATGCCTGATCATGTGGGAATAATGCGCCAATTGGCATTGCGCAAAAGGCTCACGAACAGTCGCGCAAACATCCGCAAAATCAGCGTATGAAGTTCCCTTGGGCTTCCCCTCGCCTTTGAATGCCGGATTAATCGCACCCTTATAGAGCGGCTCCATAATTTCTTGCGCCGCCACCAAAGCGGAAAACGCATTGGAAAATGATTTTGGTGTTTCGGTCATGTGCAAATTCTCCGTTGCCAATGCTTGCAACCTAATCCAAATTGCGTTACGCTGTCAACGTCAAAACAACATAAGGGAAATTATTATGGACGTTGATAAGGTGCGAACCGCTCTAGCAGATCGGCGGCTTAACGTGGTTGCAGATCGCACTGGCATCAAGGTTCGGACTCTGGAAAAGATCCACTTTGGCCGGACGAAAAAGCCGCATACTGCCACGCTCAAAGTGCTGGCGGATTATTTGGGTTTGTCTGAATGATCGTCCTACCCTTTCCGCCTTCGAGCCTATCAGGCCATAACAACGGGCATTGGCGCAATAAGGCGCGCATTGTGGCAACGCATCGCGCATGGGCCTTTCACGCGACCAAGGCGGCTAAAATCAAGGTTGCTGGCGAGGGTGATATACGCATTCATTTTCGCTTTATCGCGCCTGACAATCGGGGAGATAGGACGAACTACCCCAATAGACTTAAACCCTACATCGATGGGATAGCCGAGGCGCTAAACGTCAATGATCGGCGTTTCCTGCCAAGTTTTGAATTTGCCCCAAACGAAAAGGCGGGCCGTGTGGAGGTGGAGATATGTTCAAGCGATACTTTGCCAGAAAAGCCCTAGAGCGGACTATGCGACCAGATCCAGAATATCGCGAACGGCGGCTGGCGCAATTCACACGCGCCCGCAAAGAGCGATACTGGAATAACGTCAAGGCGGCGTTGCATCCTGATTGCGATTAAGGTAGTAAGGGCGGGCGAGGAGAGCGACATGGCAACGGCGCTCAAACTCTCGCCCTATCTATCGGCCGCAGGAGGGCCAATCGAATGACTAGTGATTTACAGGATAATTACGCCAAGTGCAACCCGCAACTTGGTGAAACATCAGGGGACGAATGGCTAAAGAAAAAGCCTAGTCATATCCCCATTTTCCCCGATGCATATCTGCGCGACAATTACCGGCTGACGCTTGAGCAGCATGGCCTATTTTTCATGCTGATGTTTGAAGCGTGGAATGCAAATGATTGCACGTTGCCCGATGACGACAAGCAATTAGCGCAGTTTTGCGGCATGACTGTAGCAAAATTTCGCAAAATTGCAGCTCCAGTATTGGAAAAATGGACGCGCCAAGATGGCCGCATTTTCCAGAAGCGGTTAGTCAAAGAGTGGCTCTATGTGCGTGAAAAAAGCCTAAAAAGGAAGGTTGCAGCGGCGGCACGTTGGTCGGCTTCGCAGCATGCAAATGCATTGCAAGTGGATAGCAAATGCAATGCACATGGTATGCACCTAGGTGGAGGTGGAGGTGGAGGTGGAGGTGTCCTTAACCCTTACCAGGGAGAAAGTGTTTTAAGTAAGGGGGAAGGGGATCGGCTTGAGGAAAATCCGTTCTCGGTGATTGAGGGAGGCAAATAATGGCAACGCTTCCGATGTTCGAGACAAATTCGACAGCGCGCCCACTTCGCCCACATCAGGCGACTGGATACACCATGCTCACAAGGTCATTCGTGGCTGGGCATAGGCGGGTAGTTGTCCAGATGCCTACCGGCGCTGGCAAGACGCGGTTTGCGGCTGAGATCGTCAACCGCGCAAGGGCTAAGGGCAAGACTGTTGCGTTTACTGTGCCAGCTATCTCGCTAGTGGATCAAACGATTGAATCGTTCCGGCTGGAGGGGATTGAGGAAATAGGGGTTATGCAGGCCAGCCATGCGCTAACAGATCTTTCGCAGCCTATTCAGGTTTGCTCTGTGCAGACCTTGGCCCATCGCGGCTGCCCTGATGTTGATGTTGTTTTGGTCGATGAATGCCATTTGCGGTTTAAGGTCATTTCGGAATGGATGCGCAAGCGGCCTAACGTGATGTTCATCGGGCTATCTGCTACGCCTTGGGCGCGAGGGATGGCTAACGATTGGCAAGATTTGGTTTCCCCTGTCACCATGCAAGAGTTGATTGACCAAGGGTTTCTATCCCCTTTTCGCGTCTATGCCCCAACCCATCCCGATTTGACCGGCGTTCGCACTACGGCGGGCGATTACAATGAGGCTGATTTATCGGACGTAATGAGCGAGAAAAAGCTGATTGCGGACATTGTGCAGACTTGGCTAAAGCGCGCTGATTGGCGTCCTACATTGGTTTTTGCGGTAGATCGCGCCCATGCTGCAAAGATCCAAGCCGAGTTTCTGGCGGCTGGTGTGCCGATGGGCTATTGCGATGCCAATGTTGACCTGATCGAGCGCAAGCTGTTGTTTGCCCGTATGGGGCGCGGCGAGTTGGCGGGTATTGTCAACATCGGCACGTTAACCACGGGTGTTGATGCGGACGTTAGGTGCATTGTGCTGGCGCGGCCAACCAAGTCTGAGATGTTGCACGTTCAAATCATCGGCAGGGCATTGCGCACGGCTAAAGGCAAGGTTGACGCATTGATTTTGGATCACGCGGACAATCATTTGAGGCTTGGGTTTGTAACGGATATTTCCCATGAAAAGCTGCTATCGGGTTCGGATAAAGCGCCTAAGACGCGCAAGGAACTTGGGGAGGCAATGCCTAAGGAGTGCCAAGCCTGCGGGACGCTTAAGGCCCCAAAGGTTCGGGAATGCCCTGTTTGTGGTTTCACTCCTACACGCCAAAGCGATATCGAAACGGAAGAGGGGGAGTTAATTGAGATCAAGGGCGGCAAAAAGTCCAAGCCGACTATGGCTGAGAAGCAAGCGTTCTGGTCAATGGCTGGTTGGGTAGATCGGGAGCGCGGCAAGGGTGGCAGGCTGCGCAAAGCGCTTTACAAGGGAAAGTTTGGAGTTTGGCCTCAAGGGTTGCAGGATAAGATAATTCCACCTGATGCGGCGTTTACGTCCTACGAAACATCGCGGCGCATTGCCTTCGCCAAGTCTAAGGGCGGAGGGTGCGCGAAATGAAAACGGCAGATAAAGCGCGGGGTAAATGGCGCGGCATTCTTTTGACATGCGGAGTTGACGAGAAGTTTCTAGCGGCCAAGCACGGCCCTTGCCTATTTTGCGGCGGGACTGATCGCTATCGATGGGATAACGACAAAGGCAGCGGGACGTTTTTCTGTTCGCAATGCGGTCATGGCGATGGTTTTGAACTGCTAAAAAGGTTTAAGGGCTGGGACTTTCGCAAGGCTGCGCAGGAGATCGACGCAATCGTCGGAGGTGTATCTCCTGAGCCAGCTAAGCAGATTGACAGCGAAGAGACGCGCAAAGCCCGCCTAGTTTCTCTCTGGAAGGGGTCTAGAGCGCTTACAGGCACTGATCCGGCGTCCAGATACCTAGAGGGCCGTAAAGTCGCTCACAGGGCGTCCTGCCTGCGTTTTCACCCTGATTGTCCAAAGCCCTTTGGAGATGGGTATGGGGAGGCCATGCTGGCGCTTGTTACCGCGTTTGATGGAAAGCCTCTGAATATCCATCGGACGTTTATTGAGCCATTAGCCCAAGGCCAGAAGCGCAAGCGGGCCATGATGCAAGGCGAGTTGCCGGAAGGCTGCGCGGTTAGGTTGTTTGAAGTCCAAGGGGATTGTTTGGGTATAGCCGAGGGCATAGAGACAGCTATTGCAGCCTCAAAGCGTTTTCAAATGCCGGTATGGGCTGCAATAAATGCAACCTTGCTGGCAAAATGGATGCCGCCTGAAGGTGTTAAGCGGGTGGCAGTATTCGGGGATTGTGATCCGTTGTTCGGAGGTCAAGCGGCGGCTTATGCCCTCGCTCACAAGCTGGCAGCGCGTCATAAGATTTTGACGGAAGTGTATATTCCAAAGCAAGTAGGATTGGATTGGGCTGATGAAGATGCAACGTGAAGGGGGCTTGACCGCGCTGCTAATTGATTTGCATCTAGCCAAGTTGCCAATGCAGGCATTGCGGGACAATTGGCAGGCAGGGAAATACAATGGAGCGAACCGCATACTAGCCAAGAGATACATTGAATTTGAAAAGGGCCTGTAACTTGCCAACCCCCTCTCACAATGCTAGATTGCCCCCATGCTAATCACCGCCCATGCAGTGCAGCGCTACCAAGAGCGGGTCGCGGACGTTCCCGTTCTCGAAGCTATGGAGGCGCTATCCTGCGATGCGGTGAAGGCGGCAATTAGCTTTGGCGCAAAGGTGGTAAAGCTGCATGGCGGGCAAAGGATCATCATCCAAGGGCAGTCTGTGGTAACTGTCATTCCGCACACGCGGATCAACCGCAACACGCTGCGCATCTGGGAGCATGAAGAGGTTGGGTTTGATGGGTGAATTTAAAACCACCAAGGCGGACGCAAAGGGCACTAAAGAAGTGCCAGTTACTACAAAGCGCAAGCCTCCTGCCGCTGGCAAGGGTCGCCCTAAAGGCGCTGTCAATAAGCTGACAAAGACAATTCGTGAAGCGGTGGAAATTTCATTTGCGCAGATCGGCGGCGCTAATTGGCTGGCGAAGATGGCTGATGATCAGCCGGTTGCTTACATGACGTTGCTTGGCAAAGTGTTGCCCCAGCAAGTTGAGCACACTGGTAAGAATGGTGATGCGATCAAGATGGAGCAAGTGAAGAGTGACGCAACAGCTTTCACCAGCGCAGTTATTGGCCTTGCTTCCAGAGCGCGAGAGGCAGGCGAAGCTTAATGCCCTGCCAGATGCGGTAAAGGCCCAGCTTCGATGGCATTGGCCCTTCTGGGCGCGCCCTAACCAGCTTGCACCCGAAGGTGATTGGCGGACTTGGCTAATTCTAGCTGGTCGCGGCTTTGGTAAGACAGAGGCAGGCGCGCAATGGATCAGGGAGCGTGTGGAGAATGGCGCTAGATCCATCGCCCTAATCGCAGAGACGCAAAAGGATCTTGAAGAGGTTATGGTGGCGCGGCTTCTCAAGATTAGCCCGCCTGACATGATGCCTAAGGTTCGATATAAGCCGGTTCGCCTCGTCTGGCCTAATGGTGCTGAGGCGCTGGGATATAACGGCACAGAGCCTGACCAGTTGCGCGGCCCTGAGTTTGATACGGCTTGGGTGGACGAATTAGCCAAGTATCGCTACGCCCGAGAATCTTGGGATATGCTGCAATTTACCATGCGCAGTGGTGATGATCCACGCGTTCTCGCTACCACAACGCCGCGCCCCATCCCTGTCTTGCGTGAGATTATGGCTAATCCGTCAACAGTCATCACACGCGGTTCAACAATGGATAACCGCGACAACCTAGCGCAAGCGTTCATCAAGACTGTGATGGATAAATACGCAGGCACGCGATTGGGCAGGCAGGAACTTGATGGCGAGATACTAGACGATGTTCCTGGTGCATTGTGGACGCGGGCGATGCTGGAAGCGGCGGTTTGCACAAAGCTTCCTGATATGGCGCGGGTTGTGGTGGCTGTTGATCCATCTGGCACTGATGGCTCTAGTGATGATGGCGATGCAGTGGGCATTGTGGTGGTTGGTAGGGGCGTTGATGGCCGGGGGTATGTCCTAGAGGATCTTACGTGCAAGCTATCGCCTGATGGATGGGCAAGGCGCGCTTGTGAGGCCTACCATCGTTGGGGCGCTGATCGGCTGGTAGCAGAGCGCAACTTTGGCGGCGCGATGGTCAAGAGCGTTATTCGGACTGCTGATGCGAAGGTTGCATACAAGGAAGTTACCGCAAGCCGTGGCAAGACTGCCCGCGCTGAGCCTGTCGCAGCACTGTATGAGCAAGGGCGCGTTTCGCACGTTAAGGGCCTCACTGAGTTAGAGGATCAAATGACGCTTATGACCATGAGCGGTTATGCTGGTGAAGGTTCACCTAACAACGTTGACGCGGCTGTGTGGGGATTGACGGAAGCCATGCTTTCGCACCAAGTAGAAGCAGGGCCGCAGGCTATTGACGTAATCCCATGCGCCTCCCCTTGGCGCTAAACTTGCGCTAGTGCAAAGGCTATGCTAGGTTAACTCGCCCAACGTCGAGATGACAGTAGGGCCACGAGGGTTTGATGGCGCTTTCAAAAACACAACGTTTGCAGCGAGTGCATACCGAGGCATTGCAGCAATACCAGCGCGCCCGCGATGCTTGCTGGGAGCAGCGTCAGCAAGCGGTGTCAGATCGGCGCTTTGTATCGATCCCCGGAGCAAGCTGGGAAGGCCCTTTCCTTACGATGTTTGAGAACCGCCCGCGTCTGGAGTTTAACAAAACTCAGCTTGCGGTGATGCGGATCATCAACGAGATGCGGAACAACCGCATTAGCGTTGACTTTACCAGCAAGGATGGCAGCACGGACGACCGCCTAGCCGATGTGTGCGATGCGCTGTATCGGGCTGATGAGCAGGACAGCGGCGCGCAGGAAGCCTACGATAACGCCACGGAGGAGGCTGTATCGGGCGGCTTTGGCGCATGGCGGCTTAGCACTGTCTATGAAGATGAATACGACGATGAGGACGACCGGCAGCGTATCATCATGGAACCAATCTATGATGCCGACACATCGGTGTTCTTTGATGCTGACGCCAAGAGGCAAGACAAGTCTGACGCCCGCGAATGCTGGGTGCTCTACAGCGTAGACAAGGACGCCTACAAGGCTGAGTGGAAAGACGATCCTACGACTTGGCCTAAGGATGCCAGCGGGACGCAGTTCGACTGGTCAACGCCTGATGTTGTCTATGTGGCGGAATACTACAAGGTCGAAGAGGCCAAAGAAACCATCCACATATTCCGCAAGGCGGCTGGTGGCGAGGTGCGCTATACCGATGATGAACTTGAGGATATGGCGGAAAGCGGCGAAGGCGAGGCCGAAGTAGAAGGTAGCATAGAAGCTGGCATTGCGATGCTGGCTGATGAAGGCACGATTAAACTGCGGGATAAGCGCGTTAAGCGCCGCAAGGTTCGCAAGTATATTATGAGCGGTGGCGGAGTCCTTGAGGATTGCGGCTATATCGCGGGCAAGTTCATTCCTGTCATTCCGGTTTACGGCAAGCGTTGGTTTGTTGATAACATCGAGCGCTTTATGGGCGCTGTGCGGATGGCGAAAGACCCGCAGCGCATGAAGAATATGCAGGTATCGAAGCTTGCAGAGATCGCCGCGCTGTCTAGCGTTGAAAAGCCGATCTTTACGCCGGAGCAAATGGCAGGGCATCAGTTGCTTTGGGCGCGGGACAATATCGAGAATAATCCTTATTTGCTGGTCAATAAGGTGACTGACGCGAGCGGCAATCCCGTCCCCTCTGGCCCTGTTGCTTACACGCGCCCGCCGATGATCCCGCCTGCGATGGCTGCGCTGTTGCAGTTGACCGAAACGGATATGGCGGAGATCCTCGGCAACAATCAGCAAGCCGATGTGATGCAGCCGAATATGTCCGGCAAGGCGGTGGAATTGATCCAAAGCCGCGTCGACATGCAGGCGTATATCTACATGAGCAACCGCGCCAAAGCGATGCAGCATTGCGGGCGGGTGTGGCTGTCGATGGCTAAAGAAATTTACGTCGAAGAAGGCCGCAAGATGAAGGGCCTTGGCGAGATGGGCAACGTGGAGGCGGTGACGCTTTCGGAGCCTTACATGGAAGAGAATGGCGTTCAGGCGTTCCGCAATGATCTGACCAAGGCAGACTTTGACGTGAATGTGGATGTTGGACCATCGTTTAGCAGCAAGCGCCAAGCCCAAGTGCGGGCGATCACAGGCCTGTTACAGATGACGACCGACCCAACGGACGCGGCTATCCTATCGGCCATGGCGATCATGAATATGGAAGCTGAGGGCCTTGGCGAGATTAAGCAGTATTACCGCAAGAAGCTTGTAACGATGGGCGTGATTGAGCCTAGCGACGACGAGGCCAAGGAAATGCAGGCTGCGCAAGAGGCATCGGCTAAGCCAGACGCGCAACAGCAGTATTTGATGGCAGCATCGGCCAAGGAGGCGGCGCTAGGTGAAAAGGCTATTGCCGACACCGAATTGACCCGCGCCAAGGTTGATCAAACCAACGCTGAAACCATGAAAACCATGGTGGAACTAGGCAAGCAGTCGCCGCCCGCTGCGTAATGGGCGAGTAAGGGGAATGGGAATGAATATCGACACGGAAGCAGACGGCCAGATCGAAGCGCAAGAGCCTGTGCTTGACGAAGGACAAGAACAGGAAGCTGATGATGACGGCGTAATCGCCGTTACCATTGACGGCTTTGAGCCTGAGCCTAGCGAGGCTGACGGCGAAGAGGCTGATGATGAACCATTGCCAGAGAAGGCCCCGTCATGGGCTAAGAAGCTGCGCGAGACTGCTGAGGATCGGCGAAAGCGGCTGCGGGAAGCAGAGCGCGAACTGAAGGAACTGCGCGCCAAGGTCGCTCCAGCCCCACAGGAGCAGGCCCTGCCGCCTAAGCCGTCCATCATGGATGATGACATTGATGGCGATGAAGAACTGTTTGCAGAACGCCTAGAGGGCTGGCTGGCGCAGAAGGCCAAGCACGAAGAAAAGCAGCAAGCCGCCAAGCGCCAGCAGCAAGAGGCTGATGAACGATGGCAGGGGCGGTTGACGACCTACAACGAGGGCAAGAAGGCCATCCGCGCGCCTGACTATGTGGACGCAGAGGAAAGCGTGCAATCGGCGTTTGACCAAACCCAGCATGGTATCATGGTCTACAACGCGAAAGACCCCGTTTTGCTGGAATACGCTCTGGGCAAAAATCCAAAGGTGCTTGCTGAATTGGCGGCGATCAAGGAGCCAATGCAGTTCACTTGGCGACTGGCTCAGATTGAAAAGGATTTGAAAGTGGAAAAACGCAAGCCTGCTGCCGCCCCTGAAAAGCGTGTGTCTGGATCGACTGGCCTTGGCGTGTCATCTGACAAGCGCCTAGAGGAACTGCGCGAGGAAGCCGCCCGCACCGGAAACTTTGACAAGGTGATGGCTTACAAGCGGCAGATGCGTGGTAAATAAGCCCTAACTTGTATGGGGGGCGTTATCGTGTTAATGTCCCCCACAACATGACCTCGCCAGTCTATAAACAGGCAGATCAGTAGCCCGCCACCCGGCTCTAAATGGGTGAGTAGATCGAGGCAGAAGCCTCTCAACTCATTCCATTTCAGGAGGCCATCATGGCTAACAATTTCAGTAAAGAAGAGCGCGTTGCATTCGAGCAAATTCTCGAAGGCTTTCAGGATGCTATGGTCATCTCGCGCAATGTGGCGAAGTTCGGCACCAATGGCGAACTGATGGAGCGCGCGAACGACACCATCTGGCGTCCCTCGCCCTACATCCTCAACAGCCAAGACCGCACCATTGGCTCGGCTGTCACCCCGCAGGATGTGACCCAGCTTTCCGTTCCCTCGCGTTTGACCGAAAAGAAGAACGTCTCGTGGAACATGAATGCTCTGGAACTGCGCGATGCGTTGCAGGAAGACCGCCTTGGCAAGGCCGCTTATCAGCGCTTGGCTTCGGATATCAACACCAAGGTTCGCGATGTTGTGTCGCTGCAAGGCACCCTCGTTGTGCCGATCAGCACGGCTGCTGGCGACTATGACGACATTGCGCTTGCTGAAAGCATGATGAACGAGCAGGGCATTGCGGAAGGCGACCGCTATTTGGCGATCACTACCCGCGACTACAACGGCCTCGCTGGCAATCTGGCAAGCCGCCAGACCATGACCGGCAAGCCGACCTCGGCTTATGAGCGTTCCTATGTCGGCCCCATCGCTGGTTTTGATACCTACAAGATCGATGCTGGCAAGCGTATCACGGCTGCGGCTGGCGGCGGTTCGATCACCATCGCCACCAACGGCGCGCAGGTTCGCTATGTGCCTGACAACGTGGACGCCAACGGCAACAACGTTGATAACCGCTATCAGACTGTGACTGTTTCCAGCACGACCAATGTTGCGGCTGGCGATTGCTTCACGATTGCTGGCATTGAGGCTGTTCATCACATCACCAAGGAAAGCACGGGGCAGCTTAAGACGTTCCGCGTTATCTCGGTGGCCAGCGGCACGACTATGGTAATCAGCCCGCCCATGATCGGCGCAAACTCGTCGCCGACCGCGCCGGAAACCGCATACAAGAATATCAACGTTGCATCGACCTCGGCAACGGCTGCTGTGACTTGGCTCAATGCCGACAGCGCAGGCGCTAACCCGTTCTGGCGCTATGACAGCATCGAACTGTTGCCTGGCCGCTATGCCGTTCCTGACAATCAGGGCGTTGATATCATGCGCGGCACCACGGATCAGGGCCTTGAAGTGGTGATGGGCAAGAAGTTCGACAACTCGACCTTCACCACCCTTTACACGCTTGACGTGCTCTATGGTGTGGTGAACACCAACCCTGAAATGAACGGGATCATCCTGTTTAATCAGGTGCCTTAACGGGGGTGGGGCTGGCTTCGGCTGGCCCCATTTTTAAGGGTTGGGTTTATGGCTAAGAAGCAATCGGAAAAGATCGCCAAGGTTATGGGTGAATTTAAGCGCGGTACGCTTTCCGCTGGGATCAACCCAAAGGGGCCAAAGAAAGCGCTTAAGGCTAAGGGTGTAAAGCAGGCGATTGCAATTGCTTTGAGTGTGGCGGGTAAAGGGAAGAAGAAGTGATGGAATACCCCACAATTGTTTATCGCGTTCCGGGGCGGCATGTCGGCAACGGCTGCACCTATGACTATAAGGGCGCGGACGACAAGGAAGCATTCGATGCGCTTATTGCCGCTGGATGGTTTCCGACCATGATGGACGCCAAGGAAGGCAAGGCCACCAAGGATGCTGATCCAGATCGAAAGGCGCTTGAGGCTAAGGCCCGCGCTTTGGGCGTGTCGTTCAACTGGAAAACGCCCACGGCTGTTTTGGCTGACAAAGTGGCGGCTGCGAAGGCGGCTGAGGAATGAGCTACACCATCCGCCAGTTTGTGACCTCGGCTCTCGAAGAGATTGGGCTTGCGTCCTATGTTTTCGATTTGCAGCCGGAGCAATTGGCATCGGCGGCTAAGCGCATGAACGCAATGCTGGCGGAATGGAATACCAAGGGCATTTATCTTGGGGCAACGCTTTACGGCAACCCTGATGACATCGACCTAGACGCGGCAAGCAATGTGCCGGATATGGCTAACGAGGCTATCACGACTAACCTTGCTATTCGCATTGCGCCGATGTTTGGCAAATCGCCATTGCCTGAGACAAAAACCACGGCGCGTTCGGCTTATGAGGCGATGCTTCTGGCGTTCTCCAAGCCCATTCCCATGCAATTGCCTGTCATGCCTGCGGGCGCTGGCAATAAGCCATGGCGCTATGATGATGCGTTTACGTATGGGCCGGTGGACAGCGTGACCATTGGCGGCAATAGCAATCTGGAGTTTTGACGATGACCGCGATTAACCAGCTTTCCGCCGTAACCTCGCTGAGCGCTGGCGATCAGGTTCCCGTCTATGCAGCTTCACAGGGTGATGCGCGCAAGTTCTCGCTTACCACGCTTGTGGAATTTCTCTCTTCTTCGTTTTCGTCGCTGACTTTGAGCAGCTACGTTAAGGTGTCTGCCGTGGCGGTGGCTTCCCTTCCCTCTGCGGCCACGGCAGGCGCTGGGGCGCGGGCGACTGTCACCGATGCGACCGGCACCACGTTTAACGCTTCTGTGACTGGTGGCGGATCAAATATTGTGCCGGTGTTTTCCGATGGCTCGGTCTGGCGCATTGGCTAATGGTGCAAATCCCAATCCTAAACGGGGTTTACACTGATGCGGGTTCCGACTTTCGCACGGCCTATCCTGTCAACCTTATCCCTGTTCCAAAGCAGCAAGGCATTAGCAACGGCTATCTAAGGCCCGCTGATGGCATTGTTGCGTTTGCGAGTGGCACAGGCAATGATCGGGGTGGGATTAACTGGCGCGGCACCCTTTACCGCGTGATGGGTTCTAAGCTGGTGAGCGTATCGGCTGGCGGGGCGGTTAACGTCATTGGCGATGTAGGTGATGATGGCACACCGGCAACGCTTGATTATGGCTTTGACCGGCTGGCTATCGCGTCCAATGGCAGTCTGTTTTACTATGATGGCGCGACCCTCGTTCAAGTGACAGATTCAGACCTAGGCGCTGTCAATGATGTGCTTTGGGTTGATGGCTATTACATGACCACGGATGGCACCTATCTGGTGGTGACGGAACTGGATGACCCAATGGAGGTTAATCCGCTTAAGTATGGCAGCGCGGAGGCTGATCCAGATCCTATCGTTGCCATCCTGAAAATTCGCAACGAGGTGGCGGCGCTTAACCGCAACACCATCGAGATTTTCGACAACATCGGCGGGACGCTTTTCCCTTTCCAGCGTGTAGAAGGGGCGCAGATCGAAAAGGGATGCATTGGTAAGGATGCTTGCTGCATCTACCTAGAGGCCATCGCGTTTCTTGGCAGCGGGTTTAACGAGGCCCCCGCGATCTACATCGGCGGCAATGCCACGGCCACCAAGATCAGCACACAAGAGATTGACACTGTGTTGATGGGCTATCCCGAAGCGGAACTGGCCACGGCGTTTCTTGAGGCGCGGAACGACAAGAGTAGCCAACTGCTTTATGTGCATCTGCCAGACCGGACGCTAGTATATGACGCGGCGGCAAGCCAAGCCACGAGCGAGCCTGTCTGGTTTATCCTTACCAGCGCGCTAGATGGCTTTGAGCGCTATCGTGCGCGGGGGCTTGTGTGGTGCTATGACAAGTGGCTTGCGGGCGACCCTGACAGCAACGCGGTTGGGGAATTGGTGCAGACCATTTCCAGCCATTACGGCAATATCACGCGCTGGGAGTTTTCCACCGGCATCACCTACAACGCCAGCACGGGCGCGCTATTTCACGAATTGGAACTGGTGGGCTTGGTGGGCCGCGTTGGCTTTGGTGACAATCCCTTTATCGAGACCAGCTACAGCCTTGACGGGGTGGAGTGGTCAACGCCTAAGGCAATCCGCGCGGGTACGCTTGGGCAGCGCCAGAAGCGGCTTGTGTGGCTGCAACAGGGATCAATGCGGAATTGGCGCATCCAGCGGTTCTCTGGCACGAGTGATGCCTATATGTCGTTTGCAAGGTTGGAGGCGCGGCTAGAGCCGCTGGCTTGGTAATGGCCAATAAACTGAAACTCACCCGCGACCAGCTTGCATCATTTCTCAAAAGCCATGAGGAAATCAAGCAGTTCGAGCGGCTAATCTTGCTGGTTGAGGAAAACCTCAATTCTGGCTTGGTGAACGACATAGATAGCGCGATTGGCAGTTCTCTTGCGCAATCCACCATGAATGAGGCCGTGATAGCTGAGTTGCGGGACTTGTTCTCGCGCTTGCCTGTTGCGCCTGATTTGAGCGCGATTGAAGGCCGTCTGAGTGCTTTAGAGGGCGCTCCTGTGGCATCGCCTCCGCTAGACCTTGCGCGCTATGGTTCATTCTATAGCGATGCAACACAGACGGCAGGCGCAACGAGTACGGCCTACGCAGCGACATTCAATGCAACCTATCTAGCAATTGGCGTTTCGATTGTATCGAATAGCCAAGTGACCGTTGATCGTTCTGGGTTATTTTCGTTTAGTTATTCCATTCACTTTCATGAAACAACTGGTGGAACGCATAGCGCATGGACATGGATCAGAGTTAATGGGGTTGATGTACCTTGTTCTAATCAGCATTTTATGATTTCCGGTAATGGCACAGAACATTCTATTGGCGGGCAGCATTTAGTTGAATTGGCTGCGAACGGGTATGTGGAAGTCATGTGGGCCGTTAATAACACTGGCATAGAGCTTGCCCCTGATGCGTCTAGCGCGTTTGCCCCATCTGGCGCGAGCGCGAATTGTGTTATTACTCAGATCAGCAAAGGAAACTAATCATGGCCACGACCAACACGGTTCTTATCGCCGCCAAGATTGCGGAAAACTCGCAGACCACGCAATACACATCCACCAATGTCGTTACGATCATCGACAAGTTCACGGCCACCAATTATTCTGGCACGGCTGCAACCCTGTCGGTTAACCTCGTGACTAGCGGCGGGGCGGCTGGCAATGACAATCTGATTGTCAAAACCAAAACCCTACAAGCGGGCGAGACCTACACGTTCCCCGAATTGATCGGCCAAGTTCTTGCTGTTGGTGGCTTTATCAGCACTATCGCAGGCACGGCCACCGCGATTAATATTCGGGCATCGGGGCGGGTGATTAGCTAGGCGACCGCAACACTTGCACCTATTGCGCGTTTAGTATAGTGTGTCACCACCGCGCAATAGGGCCGCCGGTAGCCCATTTCAGCCAAGAGGCATGGAATGCGCGCTGTAACCCTTCCCAAGACATTCACCCCCGCCGATATTGAACGCCTAGAGGGCGCGATGCTGGCTGTCGATCAGGTGGAAGCCGAGGTTACGCATCGGTTCGGGCCGGGTATTTACATCCGCGAATTGTCGGTCAAGGCTGGCGCTTACCTTATCAGCCATGCGCACAAAGGCCCGCATCTTAATAGCATGATTAAGGGCGCTGTGATGATGTTTGCCGAGGATGGCAGGCAAGAGCGCTTAGACGCCCCCGCTTGCTTTGTGGCACCGGCTGGGCGAAAGTTTGGCTATGTTCTGGAAGATATGATTTGGCAGAACATCTACGCCACCACCGAAACAGATGTGGCCACGCTAGAGCGCGAACTGTTCGAGCCTAGCCCCACGTTCAAATCGCAGCCGCTTTTGACGGAAGATCATACAGCAGATTTGGAAGACTTTTTGGCGGCTATTGAGCAGTTTGGCTTTAGCCCTGATGAAGTCCGCGCTATGTCGGAGAACGAAAAGGATCAGGTGCCTTTCCCGTTTGGCGAATATAAGGTGATGATTGCGCCCTCGCAGATCGAGGGCAAGGGGCTTTTTGCTACCGGCAACTTTGGCCCGCAAGAAGTTATCGCGCCCACTTTGATTGGTGGCAAGCGGACGCCAGCGGGGCGCTATACCAATCACTCCAAAGAACCGAATGCGATCATGATGCATCTGGATGGCGTTGTTTACC